TTATCATCACGATGCCGGCGACGGTGCCTGGGTTTGAGGTCATCATCCAGAATGACGCTGCCGACGGCGAGAGCCAGATCCAGATCGAGGTCAACGCCTCCGATAAGTTTGCCAATCCGGCGGCGCTGGACGACGGCGACCAACTGCACAACACACTGGCGACTTCAGTTCAGGGCGACTTTGTGCGGCTGGTGGCAACAACGGCCGGCTGGTATGTCGCAGAGATGCGCGGGACCTGGGCCGACGGCGGTGCGTAATCTGCCATTTTGAACGAATTGTCTTTGCCGAGTGGTTCGGGTCGGGCCAGGGATGGCCCGGCCCGGGCGGCGGCGGGAAAATCCAGCGATGATGTGTGGAGAAACAACGATGGGTGTTAAGTGCGACCAGCATTCCGGCTTTGATGCACGCCTGGAAAATTTAGAAATAGATAACCGGGACCAGTGGACGGCGATTAACCAAATCAGAAATCGGCTGCCTGTTTGGGCGACACTGGTGATGACGCTGATGGGAACCGTGCTCGGAATCACCGGAACGGTGGCGGTGCTCAGCGGCAAGCTGGCAGCGGTGGCCGGGTCGGTCCTATGGTTTAAAGACTTTTGGTGTTGAGATGGGCAGCGAGGCCGATGAGATTTGTTTGCAGCGGGCGGTGGTGAACTCGCTGACACAGCGACGCGATGCGATGAACCACCGGCTGGCGATTGAACGGGCGAAACTGGCCCGGCTGATTGAGCAAAAACGAAACGAGATACGGGATGATTTGTTATGCGAAAAATAGTACTTATTTTATGGCTGGCGGTGGCTTTGGCGGCGCCGGTGTTTGGATTACGAGCCGACATCAACAACGACGGCCGGGTGGACTTTGCGGATCTGGCGATTCTCGCCGAGGAGTGGCTTATGAGTGAACAATATGGACCAGAGCTGGTAACCAACGGTGGGTTTGATACCGATACAGCGTGGACTAAAGGCGGTGACTGGGCATGGCTTAATGGAACCATGCGGTTGTACAGCTCTGAGCAGGGTGTGTTGTCGCAGTCACTGCCGGTGGTTGCCGGAACGGCCTATGAAATATCATATGACAACGTGCTGAATTTTAGCCCTGATACGATTGTTGGATATTTAGGGGGGCAATCATTCGCTGTTTCATTGGCCGCAAACGCGGTTGCCGTCGTTTGCGGTTCAAGCGATTCTCTGATCCGATTCGAGGTCGCATCAGCGACCGGCGTGATCATTCTTGACGATGTGTCTGTTAGAAAAATACTTCAAGCCGAATCCCCTAACAGCCTGGCGGCCGAAGACGGAAACTCGCTGGCGGCGGCAATCAACACTTTAGCTCACGTCGATGGGAATTCGCTGGGTCATCCAAGCGGAATTTGTTTAGCAAGTCCTTAAAATCAGGAGACGAATGTTATGAATGGAATTACGGTGAGCTGGAAACATATCCCTTTGCTGCGGCCCGATGCCGACTGGCACGCGCGGATCGTAACGGCCGAGAGTGAAACGGTTATGAGCTGGGACTTTGTCGCCGGGCAATTGGATGCGGCGGCGACCTTTGCCGATACCTGCCAGGCCCTGAGCTTTGATACGGCCAATAACGGCCACTTCTTTACCCCGCCCGACGCTCTGCCGAACGGGACCTATCTGCTGCAGCTGATCGACGCGGCGACGCCGGCGGTGACCGATCAGCCGATCGGTAAGCTGTTTCGCTGGCATGTGACCGACCGGGTGGTGTGGGTTGGCGATCTTTGAAATGACTAATGACTAATGAATAATGCGGAGTGACTTATGCGGGCTTTTTTAATTGTAGTGTGTTTGGCCAGCGGGCTGGTTGCCGGTGATACGGCGATCAAGAAGCCGGTTATTGATCCCAACGCGGCGGTTGAAAAAGAGGCCGTTGAGGTTGAAAAGATGGTCAGGGAGCTGCCGGTTAAAGAGGCGGCTCTTAAGATCAAGACTTATTCGGGCACGATTGACGCGGTGCTTGATGAGCGGGTGGCGGATGTCAATGAGGTGCTGGTTTATGCAATCCGGATGCGGGACAGGGCCAAGGCGGTCTGTGAGGCAATGGACCTGAAGCCGGGCAAAAAGGATTTTGTCAAGTCCGTCATCGATCGGCATGCTAATGTGCGAGAAAAAGAAGACCAGCGACGCAACGGGGAGTTCTTAGGGGCGGTGCTGGAGGCGATTGATGAGATAGCTCTGCCGGCTGATGACCCCAACTATGTCGCAGAAACCGCCCGGCTGGCGAATTTTATCGCGACTGTTGTGGAAGTATGCAGTCCCATTTGAGATTGTTTTTTGGCTCCTTGAAAAGTTAATACCGCTTGATAAATCAGGGCTTGATTTTTAGGCCCAGCGCGCCGAGGATCGGCTGCAAGGTCTCGGTTGTGATATGCTCGCGGTGATCGGCGTGGCCGGATTCCAGCCAGCGGTAAACAAGCTGGCTGGCGATCCCCGCCTCTTTAGCGAGCCGGTAGTTTGACCAGCCGAGCGTGTCCCGGCGGGTGATCACTTTGTGGCGGATTGTTTGCTGTGTCATTTTGGCTCCTTCAAAACCCTAAAGCCCCCCGCCAACAAGGCAAGGGGGCAGGGTAAAAAATACGGATTAAAGAGCAATGACCAATCTGTCATCATTGCCGGCGTCCAAAATGAACACATCTTTGCGAGGTTCATTTTTAAAACGCTGACTCTCTTCGATAATTGTTACGGTCATGCCTTCAAATTCATCGTTGTCAAGTTTGCGATATTCACGGCAAGCGTCGATGAATTGCTGAGCTGTTTCAGTGGTCCGAACCACATCGGATTCGTCGCATCCACGGCAGTAATCTTCATTGACAAATTCAGCAAATTTAACCGCCAGTTCATTGATTTGTGTTTCGTTCTTCATTTTTTACCCTTTCAAAAAAGTGTTATTGACTTGTTTGTTACTATGTACAATATGCACCATACGGTGTAGTTTGTCGAGCGGTATTTTGGGATTTTTTAGTGATTTTGTGAAAACGTGTGTTTTTAGCGTAAAACTAAAGTTTTTTGATGAAAAAAAATGTGAAAAAATTTGAGATTGTTTTTTGGGCTTGGTTGTTTTTAACAAGTTTGAACGGCTCGGCGTTTGGCTTACTGGCCAATCTCAACGATGACTGCGTGGTCAATCTGCTGGATTATGCGATCTTCGCCGCCGACTGGCAATCATCCTCTCCGGCCGACCCGAACACGGATTTTAATGCCGATGGGACGGTGGATATTAACGACCTCGCCATCTTTGTCGATCAGTGGCTTGAATACAAGACGCTTGACCGTGTGCCGGTATGCACCGATCAATCGACCCATGTGTTTAATTCGGCGACGAAAACCATTACGCTGGCCGCAACCGATGCGGACTCACTGACCTACAGCGTCCAGAGCTTGCCGACATCTGGTCAGGGCGTGATTACAGGCATATCGTCTGTCCCGACTGATTTGGCAAGCAACACCTTTGTCTTTGACCCGTGCGATACCTATACCGGCACGGTAACGATTGTCTTTGGGGCCGATGACGGCTCTGGGCTGGAGCCGCCGTGCGGGGGCCTGGGGACCGGGACTGTAACGATTGAGGTACACGATGATCCGATAAACCCGGACGTCAATCCGGTCGCCGCGACAGTGGTCGCCTATGTCCAGACGGGTATTACCTTAGACGGCGACGATGACGGCTGGCCTGACCCGCCGGGGAAGATTCGATACATCATCACCAGTTTGCCGACCGATGGGACGCTCCAAGACCCCCATAACGGCTATTTTGTTATCGGGCCCAACAATCTGCCCTATACGATTTCCGGCTGGGAAAACGATGCCTTATCGTTCGTCAGCGACACCGTAGGGATGGACTCATTCAATTATAAGGTTAACGACGGCGAGAACGATTCAAACACGGTTGCGGTCGATGTTAATGTGATTGCCAATCTCAATGACTCCCTGGACTTTGACGGCGACGGGTATGTTACCTTTGCCGACCAGAGCCATTATGACATCACCGACGGCTGGGCGATCGATTTCTGGATAAAAACCCAAAGGCCGTTTGAGGGGTTGATAAAAAAACGGGGGACGACCGGCAAGGGGTATGAGATTGGGATTGTGTCCGGCAAGCCGAAGCTGTATCTGTACGATGCAAGCGGTGAGATGCAGTCGTTTCGGTATCAATTTAGGATTGATGACGGACAATGGCATAATATTGGGTTTGTGTTCAATTATGATGACCCTAATATGACAGTTGAGATTAGGGCGGACGGCGGAGAGTATGTAACCACCGTTGCCGGGATCAGCGATTACAGCAATTCCGAGCCGTTGATCGTCGGACTTCATGCCCGCGACGGCTACAAATATGAGTTCGATAAACTGCGGTTCTTTTCGGGTGTGGATGTTGATAATCGATTTCACTCAACCCAGGGATTGTCTTATAGGGCTGAATCCGGTGGCGAGGTTTTAATGGGAATTGGGTTCGTTTCCGATGTCCTCTTTATGCTCGATGAGGGCAGCGGAACCACCGTTACCGACAGCAAGCTCTCTTATACCGGCACATTCAACGACGCCAACCATGTCTTCTGGACACCGGAGTGGCGGCTGTTTCAAGATGCGTCTGTGGGTGGGTATTTTATCGGGGGCGGCCAATGAGATGCCTCAAGCAAAATACGGCGATAACGGTGGTCATCGGGCCGGTGATGGACTGGGCCAATGGCAAGACACGGCTGACCGATAACAGCGAGTTTGCCCCGAGTACCGATTTGCAGCTTGAGCTGGTCAAAGGCAGCACTTCATCGACGCTGACGCTGACCAAGACCGGCGGAAGCAATGATTGCAACCTGACCGGCAAGGGGCTGGCGACGGTGGAATTAACAGCCGGCAACACGGATACACTGGGCCAGCTTCGTTTGTGCCTGTCCGATAAGGACATCGGCGGTTATCCGTCCGAGACAATCCTGCCGGTGACAGAGGATTTTATGGTGATGGCTGCCAATGTCTATGACTCATTGTACGGCAGCGATAAACTGCAAGTGGATACAAGGGAAGTTTCGGGCACGGCCCAAACCGCGAATGATAACGGGGCGGACATCAATGCGATTTTGGCCGATACGGATGAACTCCAAACCAATCAGGGAAACTGGCTGACGGCGACAGGGTTTAGTACGCACAACGCGGCGGCGGTCTGGGCCGTGAGCGGGCGAACCTTAACCTCCTTTGGCACACTTGTTTCTGATATAGCATCGGCGATCTGGGGAGCTGTGTCCCGGACTCTAACAGGGACCGTTACAACCGACACGGCCAGCCGGACGGCATCCAAGGCGGATGTCAGTTCGATTCCGCAAAAACCATCAGCTCCGAGGATTAGTGCATAATGTATTTAGGTGACTACGAAATTGGCTCGGCGGTCTTGTTTAACTTTCAGGCGTTGGACGGCAACGGCCAGGCAGTCGATGCCGATGCGACGCCGACCTATGAGGTCTATGTCAACAACGCCCCGATGTCGCCGGCGATCACCGGTGAGATGGCCAAGATCGACGGCCAGACGGGGTTCTACGGCGGCGATATCGCCGCGACCGCCGCGGCGGGATTCGAGGCGGGTAATACCTATACGATCCGCATCGCCGCGACAATCGACGGCGCCGATACGCTGACGACCGATACGTTTCAGATTTCGGCTAATTCGGCGACGACGACAACCGCGGCGTTCGAAGAAACCGACGCCGAGGCCAATCAGGTGTCGGTCGATGCGGCCAATATCTTTGACGCCGCCGCCATCAATACGAGCGGGGCGTTTAAGAGTATGTTTGGCCGGTCGATTATCGTGCTGCCCGACGGTGTGTCGGAACGGGCGATTGTCGGGATCGTTGACTATGCCGGTGTGTCGGCGGTGCCTGGGATGGGCGAGGCGAAATCTTATGAGCTTGCGATTACGGTTGATAATAACGCGGTGACCGGATTGAGCGCCGATGAGTTTGATTCCGGTGTGGCCAAGTGCAAGCTGCCCAAGCGGCAGGGCGCGACGGCGACGCTGGCCCGGATTGTAAAAATTATTAACCAGGACGCGGGCATGGTCAAATACGAGGTGCGGTAAATGGCAAATGTGAATGTAAAATTTGATCAGCGGCAGCTCAAGCGGGTTCAGTCGATGCTGCGGGATATTCCGCGGGCGATGCCGAAGGTGATGAGCCGGGGGATTAACAATACCACCAAAAAAGCACGGACGAAGATTACGCGGGAGCTGAGCAAGAAAACCAAGCTGACGCAGAAAACAGTGCGGTCAAAGATACGCTTCAACAAAGCCACTTATCGCAAGTGGGCGGCGGTTTTGTCAATTTCGCCGCGGGGGATTCCGTTGATCCAGCTCAAGGCCAAACAGCTTAAATCCGGGGTGTCGTTTACGAACCCGGTGACCGCGTCGCGCGAGAAGCTCCCGCATGCGTTTATCGCGAAGATGCCGAGCGGGCATACGGGGGTTTTTGAGCGGGCCGGCACCTCTCGGCTGCCGATCAAAGAACAATATGCACCCGGCATGGCGACGCTGTACAGCGAGGCGCCGGGGATCGTTGGCCGGATCCAGAACGAGACGGCGGCGGACCTGGTAAAAAATATCCGCACACAGATCGATATGGTGCTGGCCAGACGGAGGGCGGGGTAGATGAGTTTGCCGATTATTGAATATGTTGCGTTGGATATCACGGCGGCGGTCAATGCCATCAGTGAGGCCGCCGGTTTCAATCAGACATTGACTGCCCTGCGGCCGCGGCGGAACGATTTTTCTGATGTGGTGCCAGAGGACGGGCTGGTGGTGGTTTGGCAGGGCGACGCCGCGCGCGGCGGCGACGAAGCGGCGATGAGCGCGGCGTGGCTGCAGACATTTGCTTTGATGGCGATTGTCCTGGACTCGGATACCGCGACCGATTCGATTGATATTCGCATTAACCAGGTGGCCGCCGACATTGAAAAGAAACTCAATGAAGATGTCACCCGCGGCGGATACGCCATCGATACGCAGATCGACTCGCATGTAAAGTTTTCGGATGAGGGGTTTTCCGGCGTCTCGGTCAATATTACCGTACACTACCGAACTGAACATAACGATCCATACACTCAAATTTAGGAGAGTTTCAAAATGACATTATTAACACGAAAACGAGTCATCAAAGTCGCCCTGGAAACCGTCAAGGGCACCAAGGTCGCCGGGACGCAGGCGCTGTTTGCTTTTAATACCGACATCAAGCCGGCCGCCCCGTTCGCCGAACGCAAAGGCGCCGGGCTGTATCTGGGCCATAATGAGACCGGCATTCTCGGCGAGGGCATCGGCACCTGTTCGTTTAAGGTGGAGCTGCGTGGCGCCGCGACGGCGGCGATTGAGCCGGGGATCGCGATGATCCTGCAGGCGGCGGGGCTTAAAGACAACAGCGGTTACAAGCCGACCTCGGCGGTGTCCGACCAAAAGACCCTCAGCATCGATGTCTGGGAAGATGGCGTTAAAAAGGGACTGGCCGGGGCGATGGGGACGGTCACGAT